TCCTTTTATTCAATCCCATATCCTCGCATACTTCCAGAGCGCGGGAATACACACCGGCGCCCTCTCCAATTGTATCAATCAGGGCGATACATCCGGTTCTGCGGGAAAGAAGGTTTATGATGTTTCCTGCAACCTTCATGTGGTCGGCCTTTCCTCCGGAGTTTTGCTTATTGAACTTTTCAACGTAGTTGTTGAAGCGGTAACAGTAGACGGAACAGTCACGCCCCATGCCGGCAACGTCGACACCCAGACGGCAATAGTTCCGGTTCCCCAGATGGTATTTTTTCCAACGTTCCTGTGCGATTTCAATCCATTGCATGGGTATCAAAACATCTTCGTCAACTTTCGGGAATTGTCCAAGAACCTTCTTGCGGAAGAGGTCTGATGGCCGATACCATTGACCTTCAAAGAAAAAATCATCTTCCTCCGCCTTTACGTCGTCCTTTACGATAGGCTCACACCAATTTTCAACCTTATCAATCACCCAATCGTAATCGACCTGGCCGGGAATGACTATGCGTTTTTCGACAACATTAGGAGCGGTCAGACTATTCAGACAAAATTTTTTAAAGCGTTTATCCTTCTGGCTTTTGGCTGCGTATCCTACGGTCGTATTAGGGTTGAACACAAGCAAAAGCCGGGAGTTGCCCTGCAAGTTACCTTCGATTGCTCCAAACGTATCATCCATAATACCCGTCGCCTCGGTAACAATAAACATTGTGTTTACAGCATGGAAGCCAGACCAAGCCTCATGATTATTCTCGTCGGCCTTGAACCCGGTTAAGAACCATTCTTCGTTGTCGGTTCTAATGTCGTAGGCGTTCAATCTTCCGGGCAATTTAAAGCCTCGTTTCTTTGCTTTGTTGTAGAGTCGGGCGACTTCCGGTATCATGATGTTTTTTACCTGTCTGTCCGTTGGAGCGGTAAGTGCAACTTTCGTGTTTTCTACAAGCTCGCCGTATTCGTTCCACTTTACTGTTAGATAGAGAAAACTTGTGCCTATACAGGCGGCAACGAAGTCTTTCCCGCGAGCCGTCCCGGAGCGAACGGACACGAGTTTATTGTACTGCACTGCTGTTACGATTTCCTGCTGCTCCTTATCGAGTGTTACCCCGAATACGTCGCTAATGAATTTGTTCCAATCGTCGCGCCATGCTGCAAACAATATTTTAGCCTTTTGCCTTATTTCCTCGTCATTCCTTCTCATCCTCAATAATCCCGGTCTGCATCAAGAGTTGTTCAAATGATACATTGCCTGAAATCTCTCTTTTTTCCGGAGCGTACAATCCAAGCAATTTCCTACGCTCAATTAAAAGCTTATGTATTATATCGAGATAGCGCGGGTCACCGTAGCAAATAATCTCCTCTTTCTGTTGTTCTACTTTGACGGTGACAACCTCTCCGTTATCCTCTCCGCTTCCTGGTACTCCTTGTTGTTTGGCCTTTTTGCGCTCGTAATCGGTTTTTGATTTATCCCAAGCCGCCCAAGCTTCTTTGATAAGGTCGTCAATCCTTTGAAGTTCCAACTGCAAAGCCAGGTCAATGTTCTCAATTCTCGTTTCCCTCCATTCTTCCAAAAGCCTGTTTACGTCCTTGCTGACAGTACGGAGAGAGTAGGAGGAGAGGTCGAGCCTTGTCATAACCTCCTCGCGAATATCCCGGTACGAATAACCTTTCTTGTACAACTCGGCAATAATGTCAAGTCTTACAATTTGTTCTTGCCGGTAATCCTTCATCTTTTTTTTATCCTGTCCAGGCATGATTAATCCTTTCCTGTATATTGGTAAATCAAATCTTTGCAATCATCTTTCCCGACAGGCCTTAAAATTCCTTCAAATAACTTGTAAGGGGATTGGCCTGCTTGTGGGTTATTCCAGAGCCAGCGCATATAGTCCGCCATTGTCATTCCTTCAAATTTCGCCCGCCTTTCCGAACTGTTACAGTTGAA